GCAGAAAAGTTTGGTGAAGCTGTGGCACATAAGATTGGCGGCGACACATTCCAATCATTTATAATTGATGCTCATGGTGGTAGAATTAGAGAAATAGGAAGTGGTGTTCTACCTAGGCGGCAATACAGTTTACAATTAGAAAAACATGGTGTGCGAAGCGTAGAAACAGGTTCTAACTTTCGCTCTGGTAGTGATGACATTGCCGGAAGAGAGATGAAACTTCGAGATTGGCTTAGCGTGAGGCAGGATGGATCAACGAAGATGATGATAACTCTGCAAAGGTGTCCCAACCTTATCAGAGAATTCTTTAGGTTTAAAAAGAAAATCATCAACGGGTTTGTTACGGATGACGGAAATCGTAGGGGTAATTGCCATGCAATTGAAACCTGTGAGTATGCAGCAGCTCATGGATTACCTTACGTAAAACCGGAAAACGGGATTAAAAGATTATCTATTGCTGGTAGAATAATAAAAGACAGAAATGCTCGGTCAGAACAAAGGAGCATTAACAAAAGAGTAGAGAGTGGTCAGTTCCACTCTTACATTAACCTTGGTCCTTCGGGAGATTGAAAATGACTGTATCCAATACAGAAACATTCGAGATGCCAGAAGTAGTTATCGGAACACCGGTAACCTTCTATACAACTGGAATGGTAGCGGGTACGGAGCCACGGATAGGCTTTGTCGTGCGTATGTCACGGTCAGGTCGAAACTTAGTGCTTCGTGCCGCAGGCGGTGGTTACTATGAGTCAGTAAGACACATAGATGACCCTAAACTAAAGATTAACTCTGACCATAGAGAAAACGGTGCGTGGGATTTCACAGAATACCACAAAGATGCACTGATGTCAGCAAAGGCTTTGGCTAAGAGACTTAACCGAATTGAAGAGGTTATGGGTCTTAGTGGTGCGACTGAAGAGAAGGCAGAGAAAAAACCTGCTGGACCTGAAGAAGTTACCTATAAAAATTTGTGCAAGCAGGCAAAAGAACTAGGTATTGAGTTCAAAGGCAATCCTAAGCGACAATGGTTAGAAGAAAAAGTTGCGGTTCTAAGCTAAAAGGAAATTAGGCAATGCTAGATACGACGGACAATGCATCTCACCCGATGTCATCCATCTGCAAACAGTGGATGGAGAAAATCAAGGATGCCAAGAAGGTAAAGAAGGAGAAGTTTGGTCAGTACGCTGACGAAGCTATGCGATTCTTTGATGGCTCTCATGATTGGATGTGGAAGGGTGAATATGCAAAAGCCGACGGGGGATTCTTAGACAAGAATGCTCAGGGAGCAATGCCTACTTTTCGAATGACAGTGAACAGAGTGTTTGAGGCCGTGGCATTATTCGGCCCCGTGTTGTACCATCGAAATCCGACAGTACAAGTTACTCCTCGCATGGAGCCGGATATTGCCCCTCAAGCCCTCGGTGTTACTGTTGATGACCCTGCGTTAGTTCCTTATTTGGAAAAGTATGAAGAGCAGAAGGAAGCTATATCTGAGATAAAAAGAACTCATGCTAGTGTTAAGAGCCATTATCTTAATTGGTTACAACAAGAAACAAACAAGAAGGTACAATGTCGTCGTGCTGTAACAGAGGCTATTGTAAAAGGGATGTCCTTATTATGGACAGACTTGCATCAGCCAGATGGTTCTTCCCTAAAACACCCGTTAAGTACTTACGGTTCTGTTGATGACTTAGTGATTGATCCAGACGCAGAGTATTGGGAAGATATTACATGGGTTGCTCGTCGTCGAGTTCATCCTGTGTGGAAGGTAGACAAAAAATTTGACCTTCAAGGACAGTTGATTGGGAATATGGAATCCCTTAGTTCACAGGGTGAAACCTATGCAGGTGGACGCAGTAAGTCATCGGAAGAAAAACGAACAGGCAAGACGCATGACCTTATTGAATATTGGGAAGTCTATTCCAAGTGTGGGTTTGGTGACAAGTTAAGACTCAAGGGCAATCAGAAGAGTAGTAGCACGTATGGATGGGAACAATTTGGTGACTTCTGTTACCTAGCTGTTTGTGCAGATGTTCCTTATCCCCTAAATTTTCCTTCCTCGGACATGGAAACAAAGTCATTTGATGAAGCGTTTATGCAGGTTCAATGGCCTATTCCATATTGGACAGACGGTGGATGGCCGTTTTCACGGTTACACTTCCATAATAAGCCAAAGGAAGTATGGCCAATTTCTTTAATCAAGCCAGCAATCGGTGAACTCCGATTTGTTAACTGGTGTATGTCATTCTTAGCAGACAAGGTTGCAGCATCTAGTACAACGTATGTGGCTATTGCTAAAGCAGCTGGAGCTGAGATACAAGACCAGATCAAATCAGGGCTAGGCCCATACACTCATATTGAACTGAGTGACCTATTTGGCAAGAGCATTAAGGACGTAATCACGTTTCTCGATGCCCCACAATTCAATGTAGATATTTGGAACATGGTTTCACAGGTTCTACAATTGATTGATAAACGGACTGGACTCACAGAATTAATGTACGGACTATCTGGTCCTACACAGATTAGGAGTGCATCCGAGGCAGAGATTCGAAATCAGAATGTTTCCATACGTCCCGACGACATGAGCAGCCAGGTCGAGGATTGGCTTAGTGAATGCCTGATGAAGGAGATGGAAGCCGCTGAATGGGCTCTCACAGCAGACGATGTCGGTCCTGTCCTCGGTAGCACCGCTTCTATTATTTGGACGAAGCAGATTAAAACACAGCGATTCGAAAGAGTTGTTCGTGATTTTGATTATCGTGTAGAAGCTGGCTCAGCACGTAAACCTAACAAGGTGAATCGTGTACGACAGCTTAACGAGTTTGCTCAAATTGCTATGCCTCAGCTGCAACAGTTTGCAGGCATGGGCATGACAGGTCCATACAACGCCCTGATTGAAGACTGGGCAAAGGCAAATGACTTAGACCCTGCTCGATACATACTTGATATGGAGAAGGAAAAAGCTAAGCAGCAACCAGACGAAGCTCAGCAACAGCAACAACAGCAGATGCAGGCGCAGCAACAAGCTGAACAGCAGCAGGCTCAGGCACAACAGCAAGCTGAGCAGCAAGCGCAACAGTTTGAGATGCAGCTTAAACAGCTAGACATGCAGGGCAAACAGATGGACCTCCAAGGTAAACAGCTGGATGTTCAGTCTAAACGAGAACTACTGGAGATAGACAAGCAGAAGAAACAAATGGAATTGGAATTTATGCGAGCTAAGAAACAGGAAGAATAATGTCTTACGAACTATACGCACTATACAAAAAACAATGTGAAGTAGCCGGTCCCGCACGATTAGCGTTCTATGAGAAGCTGATTAAGGAAGGGAACAACCCAGGATTTGCTGCTATGTTAGCATTACAATCACCAGCAGGAACCAAGGGAACTGAGCGTGCATTCTTAGAAGGCATGCATGATTGGGCAGGTGACATGAATCCTGAAAACCGAAAGCTGCTATTTGAAAAAGCACACAAGGCTGGTGTCAGCACACAGGGCAAGAAGTATATCGGTGGATTAGGTAAGCCTGATGATCAAATGGCATGGGTATCCACAATGGACGACGTTAAAGCTGTGTGTAAAGAAAAAGGCTACAGCTGTGAAGGTGCAGTGGATTACCAAGCACCGGAGCAAAAGTTTGAAAAGAAACGAATGGCAGAGGATGTGGTTGGTAGGTTTATGCAAGAGGCAGTTGCCAAAGACCCAGACATTAAGCATAACAAGAAAGCCATGAAGGAACTCCGAGCTAAGGTTGTTAAGAAACACTCGAAGGAGAACCTTAAATAATGCCAGAGGACTTCCCACAAATGCAGTACCCCTTCGGTGGAGTGAGTACAGATTTAGCAAAGCAGCTAGGTAAAAGCCCAGAAGATATGCGTAGTTATATCATTGGGCATCCTGGTGAGTTTAGTGATACAGAATTTAGAAGTGCACAGCGAGCAGAAAACGCTATACGCCGTAATGCCAGAGAAAACAGAGAGCTACCACAACATAACATAAGTAAAGAAAGGTTTTAATATGTCAATGGGAATGGAAGGAATGGGGATGCCACCAGAAGGTATGCCTCCACAGGGACCACCGATGGGTGGACCACCACAAGGTATGTCACCAATGGGAGGGCCACCAATGGGACCACCTCCCCTGCCGCCAGGCGGCCCACCACCCAAGGCTGTTTTGGAAATGATGACAGTACTTAAAAATCAAGCGGAACAAATAAAAGGTCTTCTTGGTCAAGAAGATGAGTTAACACAATCAGCTGGAATGCTAGCTCCCCAACTGTCATTACCGCCAGAACAACTTGCTGGCATGGGACCCCCAATGCCACCGATGGGCGGAATGCCTCCGATGGGACCCCCGATGCCTCCGATGGGCGGACCACCAATGCCTCCGATGGGACCAATAGCTTAGGAACAAAACAATGGCAGTAGATGACGGTGTATTAACGTATCACGATTTATTAGATTACATTACAGCTCTAACCGATGGTGGAGCTCGTACTAAAGATATGCGATTATACCGAGAAGCAATTCTTGGTGCGTATCGTGATGTGTCTATGGCCGCAGAGTGGGATTACTTCATGACAGAAGGTCGTGTTAATCTTGATGCTGCATACTCAACCGGAACAATTGCTTACGATCATACCGGTGGAGCTAACGAACGTCAGATAACATTGTCTGGTGGTACATGGCCAACATGGGCTGCAAAGGGTCGTATTCGTTTTGGTGATGTTGTGTACCCAATAGATACCCGTGTATCTGGCAGCATTATCACGTTGGGGGCTGATTTTAATCCTGGAGCTGATGTTGCGGCATCAACAGCTTATGAGTCGTCTCGTAGTGTTTATCCTCTTCCATCTGATTTATGGCGCATTTTTGATGTGGCTGTGGAAAAAACCTCGTGGATAACTTATTATATTACTCCTACGGAATGGTTACAGCGAGATAGATTCCTTGACTATTCGGGTCAGACGTGGGCATGGACTATCATGCGTGACCCAGATGCGGATAACCGCTGGGCATTATGGGTAGACCCACATCCGAGCACAGCTGAACCACTGGGTTTTATTTATCGTAGGCGACCACGAACATTGAGATGGGCCGGAACAGAGACGGCAGCACGGACGTACACCATTACGGGTTCTAGTGGTGCTACAACCGTGACTACAAGTGTTGCATTGCCATCTTCTATGGTTGGTTCCGTTCTTCGTTTGCCGACAGGAACAGACCATCCAACTGGTTTGGGTGGAAACGAACCATTCAATGAGCAGTTCAAGATAACAGGGCTATCTAGCACTACGGTTACAATCGACAGCGAGTTGACTGCCGCATACTCGGCAGGAACAAAGTGTGTGATATCTGACCCAGTAGATATGAATGATACAATGTTGGAGGCACTCAAGGCCCAATTAGAATACCGCTTAAGCCGAATGGCTAGCGACACACAGGGAACAGTGATGGCTCAGCAGTTGGCTACAGGCGAGTTGCGTAGGGCATTGGAAGCAGAGTCACGGCATATGTCTAGCCAAGCCAATACGATCTCTCGATACAATTATTTGTTTAGACATTTGGATGGTGCTATAGGAACGAGTAGTTAAATGCCAAAGATTAGCGATTTTTTAGGTCAGGTATCAGACGCAGACTCTGGTGACATTCCACCAGGAGCAGCGATAACACAGACCAATGTTAGCACAACTTTTAATGGCAAGCTAAAGATACGTGGTGGTATACAGCCTGCCACATTCAGTGCTACTTCGACTATCTCAGCTAGTGCATACCACACATTTCAGCGTATGTGTTTTGTAAAAACTAGGTTTGGTGACCTGATTGGTGTCAACGGAATAAACAGGGGATTCCGCTGGGATGGAATTACAGCTGCCGTAGAAGACTTAGGTATCACAGCCCCTGCCGCTGCCCCAACAATTGTTCGTGCTGCTCCGACAGGTGGAGTTAAGGGGAACTCAATTACAAATGTTACAAGTAATGGGGGTAAATATCAGATTACTTCTGGCAACTCTTTGACTAATGGTGACAAGGTTCGGATTGGCAATGTGGTCGGCACTGGCGCAATGTCTAATGACCTCAATGGTTCAGAGTTTACTGTAGAAAGTGTGTCAGGCACAGTATTTACTTTGACAGGAACATCGTTTGATGGTGTCTATACATCAGGTGGTACATGGTCAGCAGAGGGATATGGAGCTACAGCTGGTGTATATACATTTGGCTATCGCTATCTTGATGACACAGCGACCGGAATACCAAGTAGCCTTACAGCAGTAACAACTGTGACCGCAAATGAAAATGATTTCTTTGCATGGTCTTCCTTGTCCACAACAACAGAGGCTAGAGCACAAAATAAATTTCAGTTATTTCGTAGTACTGCGGGTGTAACCAATGCAATGTACAGGGTTTCGACGAGCACGTATGGTGGAAGTGTTACTTTCAGTGACGAAGTTGATGACACGACTCTTAATAATAGTGCTCTAGAAGATGTGCTTTTGATATTAACCAATCCTCCAGCGGATAATTCTTTGATAGCACGCCGGTTTACTCCACCTCCGAATGACAGACCAATCGTTGTTCAACTACAAAACCGATACTTCTACGTTGGATCTGTTCAATACAATCGAGGGACAGTCGCCACTAACGGGTCAACCACCCTAACGGGCACCAGCACAGACTGGGTAAGCACAATGGTGGGACGCTATGTATATATTGATGGTGAAACAGCACCCATTGAAATAACGGCAGTCGGTGGTGCGACAAGCCTGACATTGGCAACCGCAGCTGCAACAACAGCTAGTGGTAAATCATACACGATACGGATTGAAGCTAGTAAGCGACGACAGGTTGCGTTCAGCGAACCCGATGAACCTGAGAGTGTTCCATCAGTTAATGTTTTTACTATACAGGAGTCAACCGGAGACAATGACGATATTATTGGTGCTATGCCGCTTAATAACACACTGTTTTTCTTAGGCAAAAGAAGTAAGTATGCGTTCAATTACTCAGTCAAACCTACAGTAGATGGTTCTGTCCGCTACGTAGAGGACAGAGGGGTGTTTAATCATTACTGTTGGGCATTACATGAGAACGTAGCGTACATGTTAGACGACAGCGGGCCCTATGCATTCAGTGGTTCATCCCAGCCAATTGGTGCGAAGATACATGACTTATTCCGCAAGGATGGGGACGGCGACAAAATAGACTTCACCAAGTCCGATAAGTTTCACGTCGCTGTTGATAGGGCCAAGACGAGGGTGTACTACTTTGTATCGTTTGTGGGCGATTCAGAGACCATACCAACCAGAGCGTTGGTATATAACTTACGCCGTCAAACTTGGGACATCTATCATTATCCCCAAAAGATAAGCTCAACGTCTGTTATCCAAATAAACGGAGAGAGTCGTTTAGCATTGGGGGCAGAGAATTCAAGTGTTCATTTGGCAGATAGCGGGACGACTGACATTGTTACCTCTGAGACAACAGGAACAGTTAGCAGCAGTAGCGGCACTACCCTTGTGGATTCCGCTGCCTCCTTTGCTAGTAGTGTCGTTGGGGCTTCTGTTTATATTTACGAGGGAACTGGTAAAGGTCAGCGTAGGACGATTACAGCGAGAACATCGACGCAATTGACAGTAGCAGCATGGACAACGAACCCAGACACAACTAGCAAGTATGTTGTAGGGGCAGTTGTTTGGAGCTGGAAGTCTACTGCGTTTGAAATACCTAGTGCTGAAGGTCGTGGCAAGCGTGAGATTTCACTGAAGTTCAAGCCTACCACTGGCGATAGTCGGGTAGATGTTCGCTTTTACTATAACAACAGCACGTCTCCCATAACAAATGGCATGTCGCAGAAGCTAGGTGATGCTGTTGAGGTACAGGAAAGCAATCAAGAAGATGCAGTTATATTT